AACTGGACGATCCTATCGCTGAAGTCCTCCAAAAGACGATTGAAGCTTTCCTTGACGAGAAAAACTTTGAACAAAAGTTGACTGAGTTTGTGATGCTGGAGCAATATTTCGGATTCGCCCTCTTCAACACTTGTTATGATAAGAACTTAGACTACGGGAAAGGGGATATAGATTTAGTTACGATCGATCCCCGCTGCTTCATCTTCGACCCTTATGTCACCAGAAGCTGGAACCTCCAGCATGGGGAATACTGCTGTTTGGAGACAGTCCGACCAACAGAGATGTTGAGGGAAACCTATCGCTCAAGAAGAGATGACATCAAAGCTGACATCACCACCGCTGAGGTCAAGGCTGACTCTCTCATTCACAAGCTCAGATTGCTATTTCAACTCGAAACCAAACCAGAAGATCGCTCCTCTGTCATCCCCCGATCTGTGGTGAGGGACTGGTGGATCAGAGACAGAACAACTCGAAATGGAGAGGAGCTTGCTTTCCCAAACTGGAGGCACATCCTCGTTGCTGGAGGAGTACCTGTCGTAGACGATGCTAACCCCTACATTGATGGTAATCATCCATTTGACGGGATGGAGTGGGGATTCAACGTAGACTCTCCTTATGGATTCAATGAGGTTGCTGACCTCGAGAATCCCCAAATCATGTTCAATAAAATCCTTGCCTCAATCATCGAGAATGCCATCCTAATGGGGAATGGGATATGGATTGGAGAAGAGAATGCTCTGAGTAAGGAAGGATGGGATCGCCTCACCAACGAGCCTGGGAGCAAGGTGAAGGTAAGAAAGGGATTCCAACTGAGACGAGAACCTCCACCCCCTCTCCCCAACTATCTCATGGAAACACTCAACCTGATGGTGACGGGGTTGGAGAAGCTGTCAGGGATTACCGAGGTTACCGAGGGGAGAAGGCCAGGTCAGGTTTGTGTTGATCCAAGAACAGAATGCCTTACAAAGAGAGGTTGGAAAAAATATACAGACCTTGAAGAGAGAGATGAAATTTATTGTTTTGACCCAAAAACTGAAACAGGGATCTGGTCACCTCTTCTTGGTGTTGCTGTGTATGATTGGGATGATACCGTTTATACAGTTGAAACTGATCGAATGAGTTGTTTAACCACCCCTAATCATGGTTGGTGTGTTGGTAATACATCTGTTGCTGGCTATACACGTGTTGAGATGAAAGACATCCATACAGGACATTTCATCCCAAACAAAGTACAGTTGGATAAAGATGCTGTGCAACCAAAATTTCATGATGCTTTTGTTGAATTGGCTGGGTGGCTTATTACTGAGGGTTGTTTCAATATTGGAGTAAGAAAAGAAAATGGAAAGTTGAGATATAGAGTAATAATTTCACAATCCAAATTTAAAAACAAAGAGAACTGCGAGCAAATCTATAAATGCCTTAAAAAAGCACCATTTTCTTTTTCTGTGTATGAGGATAAAAGAGGATCTGGTGTAATAGATTTCTGTATCCAAGGCGAATCTGCTCGGCTTCTGATGGACTGGTTTCCTGAAAAGAAGTTGACATATAACTTTATCAATCTCCTTTCTACAGATCAACTTGCACTTCTTTATGATACAATGCTAAGAGGAGATGGTTCCAGATTTGATCCATCTAATGCAAAATCACAAGATATATATTTTTCTTCTGATAAAGAGTTGGCAGACCAATTTCAAATGGTAGCTACTCTCCTTGGAAAAGCTACAAATCAAAGAGAGAGTCAATCAGATGAAAGAATCCAGAGCCATAAAAAAGATTTTTATGGTGTTATTAATAAAGTGAGTTGTAGAAGAGAAGAACAGAATAAATGGAGGACACTTCTCAAGCATAGAAAAACTCAACATTATAAAGGGGTTGTATGGTGCCCTCAGACATTGACAGGAACCTGGATTGCAAGAAGGAATGGAGTCACTTATCTTACAGGTAATACCAGTGGAGTAGCGATTGAGAGCTTGGCGATGATGGCTCAAACAGTCATCCGCTTGAAAGCTCGTCAAATTGAAGGATTGATCCAACGGGTTGGGCAGAAGTTGATCGCCCGTATCTTCGCTTACTACACCACCGACAGAGTATTTAATTTTGTTGCTGATGGGAAGCTGAAACAGTATCACTTCACCCGAGAGTTAATCTCTAAAGCAATCAAAGAGCGTGGGATGGAGGTGTTCCGAGATTACATCTTCAAAGTTGTCCCCGCATCTTCCCTCGCCATGACCAAATGGCAGAAAGGATTGATTGCAACACAGTTGTTTGAGTTAGGTCTGATCGACAACCAAGCTACTCTTGAAGCTCTTGAATTCCCAAACAGGGATGAAATCATGGCAAGGATGCAAGCTAACCCTCAAGCAGGAGGAAGACGTGTAGCCCCAACAAAGATTCCAGCAAACTTACTGAGAGGGCCAAACAAGCAGATGGCATTACAGGAGCCAAAAGCAGGGTAGTCTTAAAGGAGAGGAGGTGATAAAGATGGCCAAAGGCGGAGGTGGAAGAAAACTTGGAGGAGCAGTCAAAGCTGGCGGTGGCAAAGGTGGAAAGAAAGGCGGAGGAGTCATCCGCTAACCTTTCCCAATCACTCATAACAACCAACAAGGGAGGAAAAAAGAGATGCCAAAAGATGATCGTGGGTTACCACCTCAACTAAAAGGTGGGAGGACATCCCCTGAGATGTTAGAAGACAATCCCTCCATCTACGGTAAGCTTGGCAAGCTTGCTGGGATGGGCGGACAGCCAGGTGGGATGGGAGGAGGAGAGGAACAATCTGCTCAGCTTGTCATTGAGGGAGCTCAGTTACTAATGCAAGCCGCACAGATGAACCCCAGCCTCCAACCAATCATAATGCCGCTGATGAGTCAGCTCCAGAGTGGAATCCAGCAGCTTAGTGGTGCTGGAGGAGGGATGGAGAATGAGATGGGGATGGAAGCTGGTGGTGAAGGACAATCTCGAAAGAGGAAGCGTCAACGACCACCAAAGACAGAGGAAGAATCCTCTTTTGCACCTTACTAACAACCCTCCCGTCCTCTCAAAACTAACAGGAGAGGACAAAAGGAGAGACGAGATGAACACACTCAATTTCAAATGGAATCCTTTCACTTTGAAAGGGGAAGCTCCTGCTTCGTTGCGTTTCTTTCCAGATTCCGACCTGGAGTTCGCAACAAAAGAAGATTTGGAGTTCATTAAGAATGACCCAAACCTCAGCAAAATCCATCAATCCATGACAGCTGGGGTTAATAAGAAATTCCAATCCTGGGCAGAAGAAAACAAACAGTTGAAACAACAGATCCTCACCTTGCAAAAAGAAATAGCCGAATTGGATGTGGGATTGAGGGAGTGGGAAGACTTCTTCACCCAACACAAACAACCAATTCTAAAAGCTATTCAAGGAGAGGAGGGTGATGTGAATACTGGCAGCCATGGTCGGGACAGGAGTGGTAGTGGTGGTAAGGGGAATGATGATCGCTATGACATCCTTGTGGGACAGTTCAATCAAGCTGCATTACAATTTACCCGCAGACTTGATCAACTTGGGAATATGCTTAACCTCTCCCTTCAGCTCAACGATATCATCAGAAAGAACCCCAAAGTTGATGCTATGAAGGTCTTGGATACAGCATTAAAAGAGGGATTCAAAGACCTCAACATGGCTTACAACAAAGCCTATGAAGAGGATCTTCTAAATGAGAAAGTTGAAGCGGGGTTGAAGACGAGGGTGGATGAGGAACTGGCAAAACGCAAAACTGATGTTGAAACAGGAAGCGGGGCAGTTCCCATCAACTTCAAACTTCCCTCAGAACTTCCCAAATCAATGGGTGAAGCTGGTCAGCAATTTCTCGAAGAACGGGCAAAGGAAGCATCGAAGCCTTAGCCTCGCTAAGGTGATGACTGGAAACTTTGACCTTCTTTAGAATTTCAAAACTAAATCTCATCTAAAGAAGGAGGAATCTAAAAATGGCACTTACTTATGATGATATGGATGCTGCGGTCAGGAAGAAATTCCTTCCCAAAGCAATCGAGCAGGTCTTCATCGGGAATCCCTTTCTGACGAAGATTCTGGCAAAAAACAAGGTCATCTTTGACAGTGGGTTAAAGATTGCCCAGCCCATCATCTATGGCAAACTCCCAGGAGGAAGCTATAGAGGGTTGGACAGTTTTGACATCAGCTATCGTCAGACTGATCTCAATTAAAAGGAGATGGGTCCATGAAAGATTTAGAACTTGCTTATTTAGCTGGGTTTTTTGATGGAGAAGGATCAATAACAATATTAAGAAATAACTATAATAGATCAGCCAGAAGAGGTAATCCAAGGTATGATCTATGTGTAAGGATTTCCAACCAATATCTTTCAATACTTCTCGAGTGTCAAAAAGAGTTTGGTGGTAGTATTGGTGGAAGTCAAAAATGTAATGCTTTTTATTGGAGTATTTCTTCAATAAAAGCTTATAACTTCTTAGTTATTATTGAACCTTTTATTAAAATCAAAAAACCCCAACTTGAACTTGCAAAAGCTTTTCAAGAGATGAAATCTCGTCGTGTCTCAAGGGTAGCTTTAACTGAAGATGAGTTAAATCTCTATGAACAGTTTCAACGGGCAATGAAAGAGCTAAATCATCAGGTGAGTAGAGTCTTTCATGAAAAATCGGGTGAATTGCTGGGACATCCTCAATATGAGGACAATCAGCAGCCAAGCTCTCTGAATGACATCAAAGTAGGAGAGAAGGTTCACAGACTAACAGGTGAGGAGTCTACCAATAATCCTGACATGAGTGCCCGACCCGAGAGGGATGATATAGTCGGAACTGCATAGTAATATGCAGAAGGAGAGGATAAAGAGCCTCTTCGATAACACCTCTGCAAACGTATGCTGAGTGGGAGTGGAAAAATACCTACGTCAACGTGACGATCCCTGGAGACGATCTTGCCAAAACAGAAGGAGATGAAAAGATCATCGGCCTGTTGGCAAGCAAGATGGAAACAGCTGTAATGACGATGGATGACGATATCTCCATCATGTTGTTCGGAGATGGAACAGGAAACGGGAGTAAAGATTTTGATGGATTGCTGAATGGAATCGATAATGGCTCCCTCTATGCTTCCTA